ACCAAGCAAAAGTAAATGCTGATGGTTTGATGGAAAGGGCAGCTGATTCCCAATACAGCCAAGCAGCACCTCCAGACGAGGCATTGATTGCTGTAGCTGGAATTGATACACAAGATGATCGTTTATCAATGTCTGTCTTTGGTTTTGGTAAGAATTTTGAAATGTTTTTAATTGATAGAAAAGTTATATATGGTAGTCCTGCAAGAAAAGATGTATGGAAACAGTTAGATGAAGCTTTATTAAATGTATATAAAACAGAGAGTGGTCATGAATTAAAAATTTTAAGTGCTGCACTGGATACTGGAGGACACTACACTCAGGAATGTTATCAGTATGTGAGAGAAAGATCTGCTTGGGGTTTGATAGGAATAAAAGGTATAGGAACAAAAGGAAAACCAGCTTTAGGAAAACCATCAATGGTTGATATTAATTATGTAGGTAAATCTTTGAAACGAGGAGTGCAATTATTTCCAATTGGTGTAGATATGATCAAAACTTTATTACATAACAAATTACGAGACGCAGAAATTGGTGAAGGGTATATTCATTTTTATAAAGAAGTAACACATGATTACTTTGAAGAACTTACAGCAGAGAAACAAATATTAAAATATAAAAATGGATACCAAGAACGTGTTTGGGCAAAAAAAAGTGGTGCAAGAAATGAAGCTTTGGACGAAATGGTTTATAGTTGGGCTAGCTTTGAGAGGTTATTACAAAAATATGACAGAAGAACTATTTTTGATCAATTTGAAAGAAAAAGAACAAACAATGATAGTAATTCCAAGTCTAAGCTAGACTCAAGGAAGATAAACAGGTCTAAACGGCCTAATTTCGTCTCAAACTGGTAAAAACCGTGCTATTTCCCACTAAATTTCGTTCTGGAGACACTATTGAGTGGACTCTAAACGCAACAACTGACACTTATGGTAATCCTATAAGCAGTCCAGATTGGTCTGTTACATATTATTTAAGAACTAACAAAACAAAACAAGGTGTAAGTGTTAGTAGCACAGCTGATGGGGATAGTTTTAAGTTTACCATGACAAACACTGTTACATCTACGATGTTAGATGGTAATTGGTATTACCAAGCAGTTGCAACTAAATCTGGAAATACTCCAATGACTATAGCTCAAGGAGAATTTAAAGTTTTAGAAAGTATGCAGTTTACTGGATCAAATCCAAAAGCATTTGATGGAAGAACTACAGCACAAAAAACTTTAGATTTAATAAATACAGCTATAGATAATATTTTAAAGGGTGGTGCTGTACAGGAATATAAAATAGGAACAAGAACAGCTAAGAAATATGATTTACCAGAATTGTATATGTTAAGGACACAGTACTTATCTGAGGTAAACTTAGAAAAACAAGCACAATCAATGGCTAATGGTCTTGGTAATCCTAGAACTATGTATGTGAGGTTCAAATAATGAATGTTTTTCAAAGAGCAATTGTTAGATTGTTCGTACCTCAATACATGAGACGAAAAGGTAAAAGAGCTTATCAAGGTGCATTAATTAGTAGATTAACTGCTGATTGGAGAGCAAGTCAGTTAAGTCCAGACGCAGAAATTAGAAATAGCATTAGAAAACTTAGAGATAGATCTAGAGAACTTATAAGAAATAATCCATATGCAAAACAGGCAAAAAGAACCACACAGTTAAACGTAGTTGGAACTGGTATGAAGTTTCAGTCGCTAGTAAAACAGATAAGAGGTGGTAAAAGAGACGAAAGAATTAATGATGCTATAGAAGAAAAGTGGGATGAATGGACACAGGCATATAACTGTGATTGTGCAGGGAGGCATAGCTTTCACGAATTTGAATGGATTTTGGCTGGCGCATTACCAGAAAGCGGAGAAGCAATATTTAGAATAGTTAGACAACAGTTTGGAGAATCTAAAGTACCTTTAGCTTTACAAGTTATTGAAAGTGATTTATTAGACGAAGAATATAGTGGTGCGACATTAGCTAAAGGTAATGAATGGCGAAATGGAGTTGAAGTTGATATGTGGGGAAAAGCCGTCAGATATAGCATTATGTCTAGACATCCTGGGGATGCATATTATTTAACTAACCAAGGGAAACAAAAAGAAAATTTACTTTTACCAGCTAAAGATATTATTCATTTATATATGCCAGAGCGACCTGGTCAAAACAGAGGAGTACCTTGGTTTCATCCAGTAATGGATGATTTGCATCAACTTCAAGGATATGAAGAAGCTGCTGTAATTAGAGCTAGGCAGGGAGCTTCGGTAACCGGGTTTATTACCAATAATTCTGGAGAACTTATTGGAGATGATGTAGAAGCAAGTGAACGTGTGCAAGACTTTCAGCCTGGTACATTTAAATATTTAGCTCCCGGAGAATCTGTTTCTGTACCTGATATTGACTACCCAAGTCAGCAATATGAGATGTTTATCAAAAACAAGGTGAGAAGGTTTGCCAGCGGATTTGGTTGTAGCTATGAAACTATATCAAAAGATTTTTCGGAGACGAACTATTCTAGTTCAAGATTAAGCTTGCTTGAAGATAGAGAACATTGGAGATTTTGTCAGAAATATATTATTCAGAATTTTCACTATCGAATATTTAAAGAATGGTTATCTTTGGCTGTTTTATCTGGTGAGCTTGATTTTCCAGATTACACAAGTAATCCCAAAAGATACTGTAAGCCTAGATGGACACCACCAGCCCAACACTTTGTTGATCCTTTGAAGGAGGTGAAAGCTTATAGAGAAGCAGAACAGGCAGGGTATATGAGTAAGTCACAAGTAATAGCAATGAGTGGTGGTGGAGATTATGATGATATTGTTAGAGAAATAAAAAGAGAACAGGATGTTGCAAGTAATTTAGGTGTAACATTGGATAAAGATCTTGATTTAGAAGTTGAGATGGGTCAGATGGAACTTGATCTTTCACCTAATACACCGCCTCAACAAGAAAAATCGAAACCCACTAAAAGGAGTAAAAAGTAAATGGCAAATGTTAATGGGGTGGATATTAACCTTATGCCCACGGAAGGAATGAGAGTAGAAGCTAGAAGATATAGAGAATGGAAAAAAGACGGAGAAGCTGGAGGTACAGATGATGCAAGAACAAGAGCAACACAAATATTAAGTGGTAACCAGCTAAGTCCAGATACTGTTATAACTATGAATGCGTGGTTTGCCCGGCACGAGTCGGACAAATCGGGCAAGGGTTTCCGCAAGGGCGAAGACGGCTATCCCAGCAACGGGAGGGTCAGTTGGGCTGCTTGGGGCGGAGACGCAGGGCAGTCTTGGTCTAGAACCAAGTCTAACCAAATTAAAAAAGCTAGGGAGCGTACTATGTCTGAACAGACTGAAGAACGTGCAGCACCTGACGCTTTGAAGACAGGAGATTTTGTTTCTTGGTCTTCAAGTGGAGGTACGGCACGAGGAAAAATTACTCGTATTGTTAGAGATGGTTCTATCGATGTGCCAGACTCTTCTTTTACGATCACAGGAACACCTGATGACCCTGCTGCTTTAATCACTCTATATAGAGATGGTGAAGCAACAGATCGCAAAGTTGGTCATAAGTTTTCTACTTTGACTAAGATTGCTCCAATCAGGGTAATCTCAGCAGAAGATAAGCTGCAAAGAAAAGAAGTCACTGACTTCGACCAGAAAAAAGCAAGAACTTTTGAGTTTCCTTTCTCATCGGAAGCCCCGGTTCGTAGGTTTTTTGGTGACGAAGTGTTAAGCCACGAAAGAGGAAGTGCTGACTTATCCAGATTAAATGGAGCAGCACCGTTTCTCTTCAACCATGATCCGAATCGGGTTCTTGGGGTAGTGGAATCTGCGTATATTTCAGATACCGATAAACGTGGTTACGCTAAAATCCGCTTTTCTCGCTCTAAATTTGCTACAGAAGTCTTAGAAGACGTTAAAGACGGAATTTTCCGTGGAATCTCGTTTGGCTATAGTCTGGACGAAGTGGAAGAAACGGACACTGGGCTTAGAGCTACCCGCTGGACTCCGCACGAGGTTAGCTTGGCAACTATCCCAGCAGACAATTCAGTTGGCTTTGGAAGATCTTTAGTAGAGAATATTTCATCAGAAAGTGTTACTTTAGATGAAGAAGACATTATCATTAATGTTAACTCCTCTCAAAAGGAGGATCGTTCAGCGGTTACCACCGCACAATCTAATCCATCTATGGAAGACACAACTAAAGAAGCTGCGGTGGAACAAAAGCCGTCAGTAGAAATTGATGTTCAAGCTGAAGTACAACGTGCTTTAGATGAGAACAATGCTCGTGTTGCAGAGATCACTTCAACTTGTCGTGAGTTCTCAGAATATGGAGCAGAAGAATTAGCAGAAACTCTTATTAAGGGTAATAAAACTGCTACAGAAGCAAGATCAGCTATTTTAGATCTTGTTAAAAATAAAAAGGCTACTCCAATTCGTTCTACCGACATGATTGAAACAAAACAGTCAAGTGAATTTCTTGACAAGAAAGAAGTTAAGCAATTCTCTTTCCTAAGAGCTATTAACGCATTAGCATCTCCAGCAGATAAGCAAGCTCAAGAAGCTGCTGCATTTGAAAGAGAAGTTTCTGATGAAGCTGCAAAGCGTTACGGTAGACCAGCAAAAGGAATCATTGTTCCTAACGAAGTTTTAAAAAGAGACTTGAATGTTGGTACTGCTGCTGATGGGGGAAATCTAGTTAGCACAGAGCTTCTCAGCGGTTCTTTTATAGAAATTTTGAGAAATAAGATGGCTATCATGGAAGCTGGGGTAACCATGCTTACTGGGCTAGAAGGGAACATCAGTATTCCGAAGCAAGATGGGACAACTTCGGCTTACTGGGTCGGAGAAGGCGGTGCGCCAACAGAAGGACAGCAAAGCTTCACACAAATCTCAATGACACCAAAAACAATCGGTGCATTTACAGATTTCACTAGAAGAACTCTTCTACAATCTTCAATTGATATTGAAGCATTTGTTAGAGATGACATTGCTAAGAAGATCGCTCTTGAGCTAGATCGTACAGCTATTTATGGAACAGGTTCTTCTAACCAGCCATTAGGTCTTAAAGATACAAGTGGTATTGGCTCTCAGTCCTTAACATCATTCGGTACTTTTGCTGAGTACATCGGAATGGAAACTGATGTAGCTGTTGCTAATGCTGAAGGCGGTTCTATGAAGTACCTTATCAATGCTTCTGCTAGAGGTGCTTTGAAGTCAACAGAGAAAGCTTCAAACACAGGTATGTTTGTATTCGACAATAACCAGATTAATGGTTATGACGCTATTGTTTCTAACCAGTTAGCTAACAATGACGCAATCTTCGGAGACTTTAGTCAGTTTATCGTTGGTATGTGGTCTGGTTTAGATCTAACAGTTGATCCATATGCTGGTGCAACTGCTGGGACAGTTAGGATAATCGCGCTCCAGGACATAGACTACGCTATTCGTCAGGCTGGGGCATTTTGTTTCGCTACTTAATATGAAAGTAGAACTCATAAGAGGTGTGTTGATAGCTGGAGTCCATAAGGACTCTGGCACAACCATTGATGTAGATCAAGATTTAGCTAGATCGCTTATAGGCAGCGGTAAGGCTGTAATCCCTGTTGTAAAAGCAACACCAAAAGCAAAGCCTAAACCTAAAACTAAAACTGTTGTTAAGGACGACTGACATGGGCTACAACCGAGCTAATTTAGAAAGACTAGATCTATTAACAGGTCTTGGTACTTCTACAAAAACTGCTACTGGTCAAGGTACTGGTATTGATTTACAAGATTATGAAGGAGATATCCTTTTTATTCTTGATTCTGCTGCTGGTGGTGGATCATCTCCAACACTAGACGTAACTATTGAAGATTCTGCTGACAATTCAACTTTTGCTGCATTGTCTGGAGCAGCTTTCACACAAGTAACTGGAAGTGCATCTTCACAGAAACTATCTATTAGTTCTGATGAATGCAAAAGATATGTAAGAGTTAAGTTCACTATTGGTGGTTCTTCTCCTACATTTGATCTATCTGTAACAGGATTAGGTCTTAAGAAGTACGGTTAAAATTATTGCCCCTTAATTGGGGCTTTTTCTTATGGCATTTGTTGAAGAGTTAGATGTATTTTTTTCTGACTTCGTTGATGAGGTTATATATGATAATGCAATTTATAAAGGACAATTAGATCAACCTGATGAAGTTATTGTTGATGGAAGAATATTAACTACTGAATATGAATTATTAGTTAAAACAAGTGATTTCTCTACAGTCGTTTTTGATAAGACTATACAAGTAAATAATGAAGAATATTCAGTAAGAACTATGATGAAAATAGATGATGGTAAGTTTTCTAAAATTATGTTGAGCAAGGATGAAGATGAATGACAACTAAAAGAGAACAGATATTAGCAAAAATAAAAACAGAGTTAGCTGGTACTACAGGAGTAGGAACTCGCATATATAGAAACAGAGTGTCAGCTTTAGCTAAGTCTGAAACTCCAAGCATTGTTTTAGAGTTTGTTACGGATGATCCAACTGTTAGAAATGGAACTATAGATATTTTAAGTTGGACTTTAAGGATTAGAGTTATAGTTATTGTTAGACATAAAACTCCAGATACTAAAGCAGATGCAACTATACAAAGTTTGCATTCTAAGATAGTTGCTGATCCTACTTTGGGTGGGTTATCTATAGACGTAAGACCATCAACAGTATCTTTTGAGGCTGTAGAAGCTGATACACCAGCTGGAATTGTAACTTGTGAATATGAAATTGATTACAGAAGTGCTTACAATAATTTAACTTGATGAATTACCATATAAGATATACCTATATACAACTTTTTTATTACAATGAGTAATGAAAACCCTGGAGAAGGTGGGAGTTACCTACTAGATCCAAAAACTGGTAAACGCAAGCTTATCAAACAAACACTTCCATTCAAAACTAAAACAGAGGTAACAACTGATGGCACTACAGACAAGGAAACAGTCGATTCTGATTGAGACAGAAAGTAGTTACAACGATAGTACTACTCCTACTGGAGCAGATGCTGTATTGGTGACTGAACTGAATGTTACTCCAATAGCTAGTGATGTTGTTTCTAGAGACTATGTAAGACCATACCTAGGTGCATCAGAACAGTTATTAGCAAACTCAAGAGTAGAAGTTTCTTTCTCGGTCGAGATGGTAGGTTCGGGCGCAGCAGGTACTGCTCCTGGCTATTCCAAAGCGTTACTTGCGTGTGGTTTGTCTGAAACGGTTTCATCAGGTACATCTGTTACATATACCCCAGTTAGTGCAGCATTTAGTTCTATCGCTATGTTTGTAGAAATAGGTGGTAGTGCAACTAACGAGAACGTCCTTCATAAAATCAGAGGGTGTCGAGGAAATGTTTCATTAGAAGCTGCGGTTGGTGAAATCCCGAAGCTAAATTTTTCCTTTACCGGGATTTACGAAACTCCAATTGATTTGGGTTCATTAAGTACACCTACTTACAACCATCAACCAACACCATTATTATTTAAAGCTGGCAATACTTCTGGTTTTAATATTCATGGACATCAGGCTGGCTTAAATTCATTAACAATGGATATAGGTAACAGTATTGTTTATAGAGAAGTAATCGGCAGTTCAAGCACCAAAGAAGTTCTACTTACTGATAGAGCAAGTAATGGTTCAGTTGTTATTGATGCTGTAAAACCAGGAACTAAGGATTTCTTTACTGCTGCACAAACAGATGGCACATTAGGAAACTTAGCGTTCTTACATGGAACTGCTGCTGGTAATAAAGTACAACTTACTTCTACTAAAGCAGATCTTGGTGATATTAGTTATGGAGATTCTGATGGAATCCTAACAATGGAGATTCCTTACACATTAGTACCTAGTGCTGCTGGGAATGACGAATTTTCGTTAATCTACACTTAGATTTTTCTTGACTAAGTAGTTAGAATAAGAAGGTATATATTTGTTTATTATTTTTATGGCATTTATTAGAAAGAAAACTAAGGTTTTCCCTTGGAATGTTACTATTCTTAGTCCTTCAGAAACTAAACCAAGTGTAATGGAGGAACAACAATTTGTTGTTAAGTTTAAAAGGTTAGGAAGGAAAGAACTTACAGCTTTTGATGAATTACCAGAAGATTTAGCTTTAGAAACAATTGTCAAAGGTTGGGAAGGCTTTACCGAAGAAGATGGTACTGAAATTCCATTTAATAAAAAAAACTTGCATGATTTAGCAGATGATGTTGATTTTGTTACTGGTGTAATATCAGCTTATAAAGAGTTTTATAGTGGAGGAGCAGCAAAAAACTAGAAGGTGCTGCTGTTCATTGGGCTGGCGGTGGCAAAGAAGTAATTGATACATCTCCTGATCTTTTAAGAAAATTAGGAGTAGAAGAATCAAAATTGCCTAAGAAAAAAGAAAATAATAATGATTATGAAGTATGGGATAGTAATTGGAATATTGTAGAAATGTTTCTTAGAATGAGTACACAATGGTCTACTTCTTTTGGAGGCTATGTAGGATTAAAATATGAGGTATTATTATTACAAGGAGGACTCTTTGATCTTTATCAAGTTGAGGACAAAAAAGAAATGTTAGACGGATTAAGAATCATGGAGTTTGCTGCTCTTAAAGAATTGAATAAAGAGGCCAAGAAATAATGGCGCAAAAAATAGATAAGATTTTATTACAACTTGAGATGAAGGGTTTTCCTTTACTCAAGAGTGTAGGGAAAGATTTTAATAATTTATCTAAAGGTTTAAAGTTAACGACAAAAGAAGTTAAATCATTTGCTCAAGAAATAAATAATACAACTAAATTTAAATCACAAAATGAGTTTAAGGCTCAAATAAATCTTCTTAAAACATTGCGTAGTAATGTCGCAATGGGCAGTGCTGCATATAACGAATTAGGAGTAGCAATAAAGAATGTAGCATCTGAGATGAGCAACCCTAGATTGGGTCGTGCAGGGGTTTTAGCAAGAAAACAATATCAAGCTAGAGGAAATATGGGATCTGGCTTTAAAGCTTTTTCTCAAGATGCAACTGATATAACAAGAAGAGCAAATTTAGCTGCAAGTGGTCGTGCGTTTTTAGATAGTGCTGATGCACAATTAAGACCTATAAGTGGTTTAGCTCAACAAATTCAGCAGATAGGTTTAGCTCAAGTAGATGCACAGTTTCAAAGACTTGGTCAATCTGTTTCTAAGGTAAGAGGAGATATATTAGCTGCTGCTAAAGCTGGTGGTAATAATGTTAATGCATTAAATGCACAAAGAGCAGCATTAGAAACTCTTAGAAATGGAGTAGAACTTGGCAGTCAGAAATTTAAGCAACTCACCAGAGATATACAAGCAGTTGATCGTCAACTAAATAAATTAACTAAGTTTAGTGGTAAGAGTCTTTTAGGTGCTGGTCAGGGGTTGTTAGGTGCAACATTTGTTGGTGGTGGGGCTGGATTGGCTGGTGGTTTAACTGGTATGGGGATCGAGGCTTTAAGACCAGGTGGTAATTTACAGCAAGGTGCTATAACAGGAGGTTTGATTGGAAGTCAATTAATTAGTCCTGTTGCTGGATTTATTAGTCAGTCTGCTCAGTATACGGCTTCTTTAGATAAAGCAAAAATAGCACTAAGAGGACTTATAGGAAATCAACAAGATTTTGAAATAGCGTTAAATGCTGCAAATAGAGCTACTGAGGAATTTAACGTACCTCAAGAAGTAGCTATAAGAGGTATGCAAAGATTAAGTGCTGCGGTTATAGGTGCTGGGGGTAATGTACATAATGCCGAAGAAGCGTTTTTAAATACTGTTGCAGCTATCAAAGCTACAGGTGGAACAGCTGATGATGTTAAGTCTGCGATAACAGCGATGGTACAGATCTTTTCGAAGGGTCGTGTGTCCGCAGAAGAGCTTTCGGGTCAATTGGGCGAAAGATTCCCAGCAGCCGTAACACAGTTTGCAAAAGCTAATAACATGAGTACGGAGACATTACAAGCAAATCTTAAAGCTGGTACTGTTGGCCTAGATATGCTCTCTAAATTTATTGCAAGTTTAGGTGATGAGTATGTTCCTCTTGCTAAAGAAATAGCTCGTTCCAACGAAGAAGCTGGAGCTAGGTTGGTGATTGCCACCAATAAAATGAGAATTGCAATTGGTAAAAACTTTAAAGATATTGGTGCAGAGTTTCAGATTTTACAAGCTGAATTAATGACTGAATTAGCTCCAACTATAGGAGAATTTGCAAAAATAGCTGTAGGTGGATTGCGTATTCTTGTAGACACAATTAAAGTTGTTGTTGGTAGTTTTGACGAACTTGGAGTTGCGTTAAAAGCAGTTACAGCAGCTTTTATAACACTTAAAATTACTTCTATCATT